GAGCCGGTCGCACCGACGAGAACCTATTGGACATGAGCAACATCATGCTCGCGTGTAATCACCACAACGGTTGGGTTGAGGATTACCCCGAACTCGCACACGAACTAGGTCTGACAAAGCATTCATGGGAGTAGCAGTAGCCTCTGGGCTATGAGTAAGCCCAAGGCCCCCTGTGTCATCAATGCCACGCCATCACACATCAAGCGTGGCGATATTGGCTACGCGCGTACAAACGGCTTGCTCGGTCTGCTGATACGCGTTGGCGAGAAACTCAAGTGGCGAAACGGCGATGCAAATCACGCCTTTGTTGTAGTGACCGAAGGTGATTCCTATGACAAGATTTGGATTGTTCAGGCAACCCTCAAGGGCGTAGTTCGCTCACGCCTCTCGGAACTAATGGCTACCTCAACTCGTATTGAGACATACCCACCGCCGACTATTGCGCACCCCCAACTCGTTGCCCTATTTGCTGAATACCAAATCGGCGACCCCTACGGATTATTGAGCGACATCTGCCTTGCCGTTGATATTTTGACGCCAGTGTGGTTTTGGTCGGTTCGCCGAAACGGAACATGGATTTGTTCAGCACTTGCCGCCGAAGCGATGAGGTTCGCTGGCTGGTATTTTGACTTCCCCGATGTGTATGGCGTAGCGCCAACACCGTTAAAGGAAGCCCATCTGTCGTGTTTGCCGTAGTCGTCTATTACATCAACAAACTAGAGGGTGCTTTACACCGACCCTCTCGCTCGTCTAGTATGAGCCCAAAGGGTCGTGCTCAACTCCGTCGAGCAGTTGCGACTCACGATAGAGAAAGCAGAGGCTCACGATGACCGAGCAGAACAACAGCGAATACGAGAAGCGCAAGAAGTTTATTGAGGAATGGACCCGACTCCACAAAGATGATGTGTGGACGGTGATTTTCTCCAAGACCGAAAAGAAGCCCCACCAGTTTGACCAAAACAAGTGGCTCAAGGATTACAAGACTTCGATTCATCAAAAGAGCGCCAAGGCCGAACAGCAGGGCGAAGCGATTGCTGAGCCGCCGAACCCGCCGAGTGGTCGCATCATCTACACGCCTCAAAACTGCCCCTTCCCCGACGCGTGGAACACGCCCATCGGAACCATCTGGGAGTGTGGTGAATACCACGAAGGTCGCGACGGACAGCGATGCTATGACCAGTGGATTGTCGTTGCTAAGGGCGGCTCTCGTCACTGGGAAATCTTTAAGCGGAATATCTAGTGCCGCCGAAAAAGAAGGCCGCGCCTAAAGCGCAAAGTGGTGAACACCAACCATCGGTTGAGATTTACAAATCGGCGATGTTGAATACAACTCTCTATACGCCGATTTGTTCGTGTGGGTGGGATGCCCCTCGCTGGCTAAGCGAGGAACCCGCCCTCGCCGAAGCGAAGCGTCATGCTGAATCGCCGTTTATATCGGAATAAGGGTTCGTAAATCTTGTTATAGCCTTTGGGATAAATAACCAAAAGGGAAACTCAATGTCGGGCTTCACCACCAACGAATTGCTCTACCCCTTCACGAAGGGAGACAAGACAGGTCATTCTTTCCACGGGAACCAGTGGGTTGATGTCGAAGCGGTTGCCAGCCACACCGAGCAGAAGCAGGTGAAAGCGCAAAAACTTATGGGCTACTACTACCAAGGCAAGAACACCGACGAAAGCAAAACTGAGACAAAGCGCAAGCAGGAAACCAAAGAAAAGAACCTCAGTGAAATAACTTCACGCCTGTTGCCCAAGACGCAGATAGAACTCGCCAAGAGAGCATTCCAAGACGGTGCTGATAATGGAAAGTTCACGGCTGGAACGACAAAAATCTTTGTCAACAAAGAAGGCGTTTGGCTGAGTGCCGAGGACATGGCGACCCAGAAGGCACATGGCTACAAGGAACTCTCCCCCGAACAAAGCGTCGCCTTTCTTGCCAAAGAGGGGGTCAGGGACATTGCTGGAAAGTGGGAGGGTCAAGGCGAGGAGGTCGCCCCCATGATTCGTGCCGCTAAAGAGTTATTTGACCGACCCGACACCGCCCCTATCCGCAACTTGGTAGGAGCAGGTGGTGGTTGGAGCAAGCCATACACGGCAGACACCTACAAAGATGTTCTGAAGTCCATGTACGACCAAACGCAAAAAATGTTCGCCGACGCAGGAATCAAGTCCGTCACTTTGTACCGTGGGATTTCACTGACCAATACACCTAGTTGGCTCAAATCGGCAGAAGTGGGCGGAAAGGTTGAGATGAAAACGCCCCCTATCACCTCTACCGCTACCGACGAAGGCTCCACTGCGTTCTTTGCCCACGGTGGTGGTTTCTACCAATCCAAGCCTCTTGAAAACGCAGTCGTTGTCAGTTCAACCTTCCCCGTCTCTCGTGTCCTGTCATTCTCGCTATCAGGAATGGGAGACCCCAAAGAGAACGAGGTAGTTTTGATTGGTGGGAAAGACAACTGGACTCTGCAAAGTTGGCAAGAACGAGTATGGGGTGGCTGGCAGAACGCCGGTCAATCGGATTAAGGAATACGCATGACAGGTTTCACCACTAATGAACTTCTTTATCCGCTTACAAAAGGCGATAGCCCCGGTCATCCGTTTCGTGGAAATCAGTACGAGGATGGTGAAGGGGGTCACGATGATGATGGCCACGAACCTGCCGACGCTATGGAAGACCGCTTAGGGCGTTGCTACGAGTTGGCCGGCAAATACGCCTCAATGATGAGGAACAGCACCCTCGTTCACGGAAGTATCCAAGGTTTCGGAAATCCGCGCATCGGACACGCATGGGTCCAACTCAAAAACGGCGACATCTGGGAACCCATCACAAATCAGGTATATCCAAAGCAGGTCTTTGATGCCTTCTTCAACGCCAAGGTCCTCAAGACCTACACTCACGACGAAGTGCTGAAAAAGACGCTCGAGTTTGGACATTGGGGTCCGTGGGATAAAGAGGCAGATGCCGATAAGCGAGGTATTGTTCCCCCTATCCGCTAACCAGCGTTTAGCAAAACGGCGAGTAGCCTTGTCGCATGACAGTTATCGCCGGTTTCACCGATGGGAAGGTTGCCTACATAGGCGGCGATTCTGGTGCGTTTGACGTGGACTCTGTTAACCTCACCGAGACAAAGGTTTGGAAAACCGATGACTACCTGCTTGGCGCGGCGGGCGGTTTCCGGCTTGCTGAAATAGCCTACGACAGTTCCATCGGCGACCCATACAAACTTCGTGACCACCTCGAGGCGTGGTGGCTTGTAAACGCCTCATCACAAGCGGAAAATGATACGCAGTTCCTCGTCATTAGCATCGAGGGAGTATGGATTATTGGAACCGACTTCTCGGTAATCCGATGCCGTGAGAATTATGGGGCTATCGGCTCAGGCGGCCTCGCTGCGATGTCTGCCCTCTTTGCACTACAGAGCATCGCCCTTATTCCAAGAGAACGCATCACCACTGCCCTCAAAGCCTCGGCGTATCACACGGCTCAAGTGCGAGCCCCCTTTAAGGTCATCTCACTATGAGTAGGAAAGTGGGAAAATCCTACACTCTCACCTACGAGGTGCGCCCCGACTTTACGCTCAACAAAGAGCGAACGGTTCACCACATGAAGCGAGCCAAAGTAGTCAAGGAGTGGCGAGCCGCCTTTTGCGAAATCGCCCAAGAGCAAATGGTTCCAAGGTTGGAACAAATAGAAGTCATCGTCCAGCCGTATGTGCTGAACGCTCGCTACCGACAAGATGTGGCGGCCTGTTTCCCCGTAGTCAAAGCCGCTATTGACGGATTAGTTGATGCGGGAGTGCTGATTGACGACAACGCCAATATTGTCAAGAAACTCACCTTCCTCGCACCCGAGTTTGGAAAAGACGGACTAGAACTAACCGTAGTTGAGATAAAGTAGGCGCACTATGAACTTCCCCACTTCCGAAGGCTCGGCCACCTACAACGGTCAAACGATTCTCGACTCCACCGACCTCTATAGCGTCACGCTTAGTTCTGCTGATTACGGTGTGCTCTCGGGATGCGCCGTTACGCCAAGTTCGGGTATGACCGTCGCTATCGCTAGTGGAACTGTCGCTATCAACGGTGTGAACTACGCCTACGCAGGCGGAACGCAAACCATCACCACCGCCACGACCACGGGCGACCGCCGTGACATCATCTACCTAACCCCGACTAACCCTATTGGTTCGGATACGGCCTTTACCGCAACTATCGGCTACCTCGCCGGAACTGCAAACACGACACCGCAGTGGTCTTACGCAGCGATTACGGCCCCGCCGATTAAGCCCAACCTTCCGGCTAACGCAGTTCTGCTTGCTGAAATCTATGTTCAGGGTGGAACGGTATCGCCGACCACGAGCATCACGACTAACGAAATCGTGGATAAGCGCATCATCGTCAATAGCGTGGTGGTGAGCCTAACCTCAAGTGGTAGCAATTCATCTACGAACACGAGCGCATCAAATGACAACGCCGGTTCGCTATTGATGTCTTACGGCCACCCTAAGAACGGCGGTCCTGAGTGGGTGAACTTTAACATCGGTGAGCCAGTTCAGGCTGTCTCGGTATCCAATATCCCCGGAACCTACGCCGTAGGTGGAAACACCACTAATGACTACCCAATTGCTGCCGACACTTTTACCGTGACGGCAACCGGAGCATTGGTTATTGACGGCCAAAGTATTTCTCTGGGTCAGCGCATCTTGCTCGCTGGTCAAAGTAACGCCGCACAAAACGGCGTGTATGTCTGTACAACGGCTGGCACAACTGGCGTTTCAGCAGTTTTCTGCCGAGACAACGACACCGACACGGCTGCAAAGTTGTCAGCCGAGTTAGTTCAGGTTTATAAGGGAACCGTTTTCGGTGGAACGATGTGGCACACCACATTTCAGTCCACTGGAACCTTAGGAACTGACCCCGTCAACTTCTATCTCGTCATCACCTCTCGCTCAACATCGGGAACATCGGCCCCGCCGTTTGCTGGATTTAAGGCTTTTACGGTGGACCCTGCGATGGCTACCTCAACCTTCGCCCCCTCAACTGGTGCGAACTCCTACTACCAAGCGATTTGGATTCCTTCGCCCACGACCATCAGCACCATCTCTTTTTACGCCACTGGTGCGGTCACGGGTGCAAATGTCACGGTAGGTATTTACAACGCCACTACCCGACAGGCGTATAACTCAACGGCTCTTGCCAATGTTGCGAGTGGCCTCAATACGGTGGCGATTAGTTCAGCAAACTTATTCCCCGGTTTGTATTTCATCGGCATCACTGTCGCTGGAACGGCGATTACTTTGGCCGCCTCGCCGACGAGTAGTGCTCTCAACTTCGGTGCGACGGCAACTTCGGGCCAACTAACGCTTCGCTCGTCATCGCTCGCATCAGCACTTGCCGCATCGATTCCATCGGCCACTCCAACGGCAGTAACCCAAGCAATCCTCTTTGCGATTTCGTAAAGTAAAATTGGTTTCCAAATCTAAAAGGCAATAATGGAAAACGGAAGCCATCACCGCGAAATGCAAGTCACCGAAGCCGATGGTGGCTACTGCCTTGTCTGCCGACTTCGTGCCTACTTCGTTAGTGGGGAATGGTGGTGCAAGTATCAGCACCACGATGGCTCGGAAAATCAAAACTCGCAACACGAAGCCAACTAACCTCACTACACTAAAGCCCACACCCGAAAGGAACCGACCTAATGGTTATCGAACCGCTACCTAACCACAAGACCGCCGACGAGAATGACACCCCCGAGGTTGCCTCGCTACTTCAGCACATCAAGGACATCTGCGCCCAGATGCGTGAGAACGAAAAGAAGGTCGTTGAGTTAGGCAAAGAGCGTCGCCAGACCGTCACTCGCCTGCGTGAAAACGGCGTGACGTGGCGCAAGATTGCTGAATGGGCCGGCACGACTGACCAAGCCCTTTATAAGCATCACAACCGAGAAGGTAAGTAAGTTATCCTTTACGGCACTACTAAACCCTAGTAGTATTTATGGGTATGAGTGCCGACAACCTTCTCTACGAGGCAGTAATCGCTCTCGCACAACGCTGCGACGGCGCATTTCAGCAAGATGGTCAAGGCTTCAACGGACCCGACTCTAAGTTCGGCAAGCAACTCGCCTCAACTCCCTTCGAGGCGTGGGGCAAATCCGTAGAAGCCCAAGCGTATGAAATGCTCGCCAAGTATGGAAAGCAACTCTCGGCTCTCGGCATTTCGTATGCTGATATCCCTAAGCCCGATGCCAAACCAGCCTCTCGGGTCAAGGGCGTAAGGGCTATTGACCTTCGCAACGGAAAGATAATCGTCACTATTCCGTATGGTGATACGGCTAACCCTAAGGGTCCTCTCAACGCCTATTGGCATCGTGATGAGCGTGGGTGGGTCGTAGCATCGAGCCGTTATGGGCGCGTGATGACGTGGGCCGAACAAAACGGAATCAGCGTTAGTGAGCGCGCCAAAGAGTTTCTCGACAACATCCCGAAGTTGGAGATGGGCCGTATCGAACTTGACGGCATGAACCTTGTTTTTAGATTTGACTACAACCCCGATATTGTTGAGGCGGTCCGCACTATCCCCGGTCGTCGCTTTGACCGAGAGACATCCCTATGGTATGTGCCGAAGGAAGCCATCAGCATTGTCCGTAAGTTCGCAAAAGATTACGACTTCTCCCTATCCGACGAAGCGAAGGCTTTGCCCGATGTAGAAGTCAATGTCGGCCCCAAGATTTTGGTTCACGGCAACTCGTTCGCTCTATCGTTCACCTACGATGCCGAACTTATTAGCCAAGTGCGAGAGATGCCCGGCTCGGAGTGGTCGCCAGAACTACGCCTCTGGCTCGTGCCGACTGAGTGCGTTGAGGAAGTTCTCAAGTTCCATCAGCAACACAACGCTCGCCTCTCGCCCGATGCCCGAGAACTTATCCACGCTGCCGAATCGGTCCAAGATGTCATCGCCGCAAGTGCGGCCCACGATGCTGAAATCACGGTTCCGGGTTTCGGCGGTTCGGGCTATGAACTTATGGCGTTCCAAAGAGCCGGAGTTGCTTACGGTATGCGAGCACTCAACTACGAATACCAAGACGGCGAGTGGGCGCGCGTGGCTGAGCCAACGGGCGGTGGAGTGCTGATTGGCGATGAGATGGGCCTCGGCAAAACCGTTCAGGGTCTAGCGATGCTCAAAGCAACCGAAGCCTTCCCTGCCGTCATCGTCTGCCCCGCCTCGCTCAAACTCAATTGGGAGAGAGAAGCAAAAAAGTGGATTAGCGGCATCAATGTCCATGTCGTATCCGGCACGAGTGGTGAAGTTCCCGAAGCCGACCTCTATGTAATCAACTACGACATCTTGACGTGGTGGGTAGAGAAGTTCCCGCCCATCAAGGGCATTGTGCTTGACGAGAGCCACTACATCAAAAACGGAACAGCACAGCGAAGTAAAGCGGCAATACGCCTCGCCGACAAAGTTCCGATTGAGGGAACTCGTGTTTGTTTATCGGGAACCCCAGTGGTGAACATGCCCCTTGAGTTGATGACCCAACTACGAGTGATTGACCGCCTTGACGATTTCGGTGGGGCGAGCAAGTTCCGTTCTGCCTATGGGCGTTCATCAAGCCGAGCGTTGGCGATGCTAAACCGTAAGTTGCGTTCTATTTGCTACGTTCGCCGTCGCAAGATGGAAGTGCTGACTGAACTACCACCAAAGATATGGTCTGAAGTCATCGTTGAGGGTGACAAGGCCGTGATGAAGGAATACAAAAAGGCAGAAGCCGACATCATCAAGTATCTAACTGACCTCGCTCTAAAGTTGGCGTTAGAGAGTGGTGCTGATACCAAAGAAGCCCAACACGAGGCATGGCAAAAGGCTTTACGCGCTCGGGCCGCCGAACACCTCGTCGCTATCGCCACGCTCAAACAGTTGGCAGCAAAGGCAAAGATGAAGGCCGCCGAAGAGTGGGTTGCCGACTTCCTTGAGAATGACAAAAAGTTAGTGGCCTTCGGCTGGCACACCGATGTTGTAAACATGGTGTCCGAGAAGTTTGCTGATGGGTGCAAGATACAAGGTGGCGTATCTATGGAGAAGCGTCAGGCCGCCGTTGACCGTTTCCAAAACTCCGACTCACAAAAAGTTATCGCCTGCCAAATTAAGGCGGCGGGCGTAGGTCTGACTTTGACCGCAGCAAGCGATGTTCTATTCCTCGAGCAAGGGTGGACCCCTGCTGATATGGACCAAGCGGTGGACCGTTGCCACCGTATCGGCCAACAAGACAGCGTGACCGGCTGGCTAATGATTACGAAGGACACGATTGATGAGGACATCGCCGCCCTTATCCAAGCGAAGCGTGTCGTAGTGAACCAAGCCACCGATGGCGTGCTCACCGATGATGAAAACGAAGGCTCTATGGCTGGCGATTTGCTCGTCGGTTTAGTTGAGCGTGGTTTGCGCGCGGCGAGTTGATTCGCTATTCTGAACTCGCTCTCGGAAAGTCTGGGGGCAAAATCACAACTGTCAATGACCGACACTGCGACGTTGTAGTGATAGGCCCTCACCGCAAGGTGGGGGTCTTTTACTTTGTGTATGCTGAAATAGTTTTCGGGGGTCGTCTAACGGCAAGACAACTGCCTTTGGAGCAGTCAATGAGGGTTCGATTCCTTCCCCCTGAGCGACTATTGGCGACTGCGCCAAATCTGCGTCGCCTCAATTATCGGTTTCAGCACACCGAGAGGCAGGTTGATACAGTCGGTCCAAAACTTTGTGCCGTTGCTCGGGTCAGTTTCGCCGGCCTTCCACACCTTCCCGTGTCGGTCAAGAATGGCCCGATTTGCCACTCCCACTAAGTAGGCGTGGTGAAATGACTCTACGAACCGTTGGCTAAGGGTCTTAGTGCGATGAAGGCTCACAAAACCCCAATAAGCAACATCTTGATGCTCGTGGTTATAAAGGGGAACTGATGCCTCGTAGGTATCTCTCGGCTCAACGGTTCGGTCTTTGGTCTTTACATCTAGGCGACCAGAGTTGATGATGGTGAGGTCATGGGTCGTGGCGTAATCGCCCGTGTAGCCGACCTCGCTAGTCAAGAGGAACTCCGTGAAAATAATTTCACCAAGACACCCGACGATGTTGGCCTCAACCCCACGATGGCTACCGCGATAGACCGGCAAAAGACTGGCTGCTCGCTCGGCGGCTTCGTAATGCCGTTCCTCGAGTTTGATGACCGGATAGCGCATTGTGCTGAAATCTTAGTGTGTCAGTCAATCGTAAATCTCATTCTATCTTTAGGGCAAGACGACCTCAAGGGGGCGATTGTGCGAGACACAATAACTTCTGTCCAAACGATTATTTTTCGCCCCGGCGAGTGGATAGTCGTGGCTTTAGGAAATGAGATGGGCGTAAAACTCGCCACCTACGACAACGAAGCGGAAGCGAACGCCTGCGTAGAGCGCATTGAGCGAGCCCTCGTAGCGTAAAAACCGTCTAGTAGCCTGTGGGCTATGACTATCAATGTTCGTGCTGAAAAGGTCGCTATCGACTCC